GTATATAATTACTTACTCCCCCCCTTTAGGGGGGGTAAGGAGTAAGTAATTATTAAAAGAGAAAGAAATATATAAAGAAAGAGAAAGGTGTTTCTCATGGAAAAGAAGAAGAGTTTGGTTAATGGACGGAATAATGAGCAGCGGAAAGAGGATGCGGCAAAGAGGAAGGAGTTGTTTCTGCTTGCGATAGAGGAATGGGGGAATGTAAAGAAGGCGTGTGAGATAACAGGGATAGCGAAGGACACGTATGGGACATGGACGCAGACGGATCCTGAGTTTTCAAAGCGGATGGATATAGCCCGCCGTGCGTTTGGGGAAGCCCTGGAACTATTAGCGTATGACAGGGTGAAGAACCCGGATAAGGGAAGGGGCAGTGATGTTCTGCTTCTGGGTCTTCTTAATGCGAATATGCCTTGGAAGTACAGGCCTCAGTTTGCGATGAATGAGGATGTAGGGAAGGAACTTATTTTCGAGTGGCGTAAAGCTGCGAAGGAAATGGCGAATGCGGCACCGAAGAAGGATGGGGAGTTGCCATCGGGTGTTGAGGACACATTAACGGAGATACTGGAAAAACGTGGAAGATCTGCAAAACAGGATACTGACACCTAAATGTCAATACTGACATTTAGGCAGGCTCTGGCGTGGAGTATGGATCAGGACTGGCCCGAACTTGAGGTGGAAGGGATAGACCGCCTCGGTGTCTATGTGATCCATGCGGAAATAGAAATGGAAAACAGGATGGAGGATCAATGTATACGTCAAGGGAACGCATAAATGAATGGCTTCGTAATACCGGATGGATTGATGATACTGTTTTAGTTGATGGATTTGAGGATGCTTTTGTGGGAATGACCGAAGTATTTAACAGACCTCCGTTAGCCACATACGACAGGGGAAAATGTATTGAAATGATTATGGCAAGCGAAAAGGTGGATGTTTATGAGGCTGTGGATATATTTGACTACAATATTGCAGGGAACTGGGTAGGTGACAACACACCTGTGTTTATTACACTGATGAGGGATCCAGAATGACCACAACAGACAGAAAGACTGTACTCAAGGATTACCTCTTTTCCAAGGTTGGGTTTACCCCTACGGATGAACAGAGGGTGATCCTGGACTCGGCATATAGATTCAACCTGGTAGCCGGCGGTGAACAGGCAGGGAAATCCCTTATTGCTTCCAAGTATTTACTGGGACGGTTCGCAGAGACTGAGGAACGTGGACTCTACTGGCTTGTTGCAGCGGACTACGAGAGGACGAGGGCAGAATTTGAATATCTCCTACAGGACTTCAGCACCCTCGGTATTTTGAAGGAAGCATCGAAAAGGGTTGACCCCGGACATCTTACGCTTGCTGACGGCACACGGATAGAAACCAAGAGTGCCAAGGACCCAAGGACACTGGCCATGAGGGCACCCAATGGGATTTTGGGATGCGAGGCTTCGCAGCTCGATCTTGAAACCTTCTTCAGACTCAGGGGCAGATGTGCCCCGAAGCGGGGATGGCTCTTTCTATCAGGTACCTTTGAAGGATCACTGGGATGGTACCCCCAGATGTTTACAGCATGGGCATCGGGGGCAGATAAGGATGCCCGTGCTTACTCGCTCCCAAGCTATACGAACACGTATCTCTACCCTGAAGGGAGATATGATCCGGAGATTCTCAGGCTTCAGGAAGTGTCAAGTGACGATTTCTTCATGGAACGCATCGAGGGGAAACCCTCACCACCCAAGGGACTCGTGTTCCCTGAGTTCCGTCCTGATGCACATATACAGGAGGTGGAATATGAAAAAGATGAACCGGTACATATCTGGATGGATCCAGGCTATGCTGGAGCATACGCCCTTATCGCAGTTCAGGTCATTGATGAACAGATTCGGGTTATTGATGAGATATACGAACAAGGACTCGTCACCGAAGAAATCATCGACATCGCCCAGTCAAGGGACTGGTGGCAGGATGTCAAGTTCGGAGTCATCGATATTGCGGGAACGCAGCATCAGGCAATGGCGGCACCAGCCGAGGTCTGGCTGGCAAAGACAGGGCTATACCTCTCATCCCAGAAGATCAAGATCAACGAGGGAACGGAGAGACTGAAAGGGTGGCTCAAGATAGACCCCAAGACCCACGCCCCACGTATTGTGTTCCACCCCAAGTGTCATGGTATACTGTCTGAATTTGGGGCGGCTCCCAATCCATTCGATGGACAAACCAAAGCATACCGGTGGAAAACGGACAGGGAAGGAAACATTGTAGGGGACATACCGGAAGATAAATATAATCACGGCATCAAGGCTGCGGTTTACGGCCTGGTTGACCGATTCGGCTACGGATACGTACAGGACCATAAACGCATCCGTGTCAAGAGGTGGGAATAATGGCAAAACGGAAACCTGAAGATATCATAGGTTTGGTGGATTCCCATTACGATGCAACCGAACCACTCAGGCAAAGGATGCAGGATGACCACGCACTCTACCGCCTCGAACCATATGACGCAGGAGAAGGCTACCAGTCGTACACTTCCAACGAACCACAGACCTTTGCAGAAAAGATTATCAACTGGATAGCAGGTGCGGAGATGACCGTCCGTATCCCCCATGACGGGGCAGATGCAGATCTCAGGGAGAAGAACGATCTTAAAGAACGCTTCCTGATCGGTATCGAAAGGTCAGCCAATGAACGGCTCTGCAAGATGATGCTACCGGATCTCCGTGACCAGCTCGCATGGTACGCAGCCATAAGAGGATGGACAGCAGGCAGGGCACTCCTTGCGAAAAGGGATGACGGTACAACCTACGTTGATATCACTCCGTGGGATCCACTCCATACCTACTGGGGCACAGGACCAGAAGGACTCGAATGGATCTGCTACAAGATGCCCAAGACCAAGGACCAGATATTTTCCCAGTACAACGTCAAGATCGACTGGGAAACATCACATACCATTGACGGTATCTGTGTCTATGACTTCTACGACAAGGAGATGAATACGATCCTTGTCCATAACGGATCGAAAGACAACCCCATAACACAGGTGGTGAAGAAGCAGCAGAAGCACGGAGCGGAACACGTTCCTGCTTTCCTCTCCCCAGTGGGTGCAAACCCCTATGTGGTAGCACTCTCCCAATCCACAATGCAGGATACTATTGCCGATGTGGGGGAATCCGTGTTCAGGTCAACACGGGAACTCTACCCGAAACATAATCTTATGATGAGTACGATGCTGGAGCTTACAGCACGATCGAGACGGCAGGGACTCATCGTCCGCTCAAGGGACGGCATGAAATCCCTTGACGAAGATCCGTACCTCGAAGGTTCCGAAATATCCCTGGCACAGAATGAGAACGTGGAACCTCTCGGATTGCTGGAAATGTCGAAAGAAACAGGGGCGTTCATGAGCCTGATATCAGGCGAGATGCAGAGGGGCTCCCTTCCTTACTCTGTGTATGGTGAACTCCCCTTCCAGCTTTCAGGATTTGCAATCAACACACTCAGACAGGGTGTGGAGACAACCGTCAACAAGTATCTCAGGACAATTGAGAAAACATACCAGATGATCTTCAACCTTATCGGTGACCAGTACGCATCAGGGTCATATAAGTCAATGGAACTCTCAGGCATGGACAGGAACAGGGTCTACTTCACTGAAGAAATAACCACCGATATGATCAAGGACACGGGAATACCTGTGGTCAAACTGGTAGGCCAGCTGCCGCAGGACGATATGACCAGGTTCTCAATGGCTCAGATTGCACGGGAAGGACCGACACCGCTTCTCTCAGACAGGGCAATCAGGGATCGTATCCTTGCACTTCAGGATGCAGACCAGATGGAAGATGCCATCAACGAACAGATGGCAGAGAAGATGCTTCCTGAAGCACAGCTTTGGACACTACTCAGATCAGCACAGCGTCAGGGTCGTGATGACCTTGTTGAGTTCTATCTCGGTGAACTGATGAACGTACTTATGCAGAAACGGAAGATTGCTGAACAAATGGCAGCACCTCCACCAGCTCCACCACCTCCGGATCCACTCCTCGCCGGAGGTGGTATGCCGCCAATGGGACCACCCCCAATGGGACCACCCCCTATGGCACCGCCAATGAACGGCGGGCCACCTGGGCTACCACCCGAGGTGATGCCTGAAGCGATGATGGGAGTACCACCCCCAGCTCCAACACCGCAGGCAGGACCAGTCGTGCCTCCAGGCACACCTCGTCCTGGTGCCCAGGGAGGTATGTAAATGGCAAAGAATTATAATGAACATACCATCGAAATAGTCCCGTCCATGTTTGGAAGGGTTTATTCCGTACCACCTGAAGAAGTCTATTGGGATATGTACGAAAACGGAATCTCATACGAAGATGCCACTACGAGTTATGGAAACAGGATGATGGAACAGTTCGATGACCCGCTTGAAGATTTCTTTGGTGGGAACGGCACCCTTGGATCTATGGTCGAGGATATCGATGAGGATGCCGTGGAAAAAGCAATGTACCAGTATCTCGTAGAAGAAACTATGGGTCCCGGCTATAACGTAGACGGTATAAACACCCCATACGGTATCGGCCTGTCAACAGAAGAAATGAATGCTGTGGCTGAAGAATATCCTGCTGTACGGGCAGGCATAGACATGGACTTCATGGAAGACCATTTCGGTGATGCTGAATCAATGTTGTACCACTCGGGAGACAAGATAGATGCCATCATTGACGGTATAGACAGAAAAGCTACACAGGAAGGACAGATAGGGTTTGAAGGAAACCTGTATGAAGCAGTAGGAAACCAGGTGGCAACGTACCTCAATGATACGGTAACGGTACCGAACCAAGCATGGTCAGTAGAAGAAGCAGGTGGACAGGAAGCGGAAGCTATGGCACAGGCTATACTTGATCAGACAGGATCATACGATGGGGTAACGGATGATGTGGATATACTACTGGATAATGTAAGCAGAAACTTTCAGGATGATGGAATTGTGGGACCAGGGTCAAATATAACAGCACAGCCGGCTATAATACAGGGTGGTGGTTTGCTTGGAAATCAGAACCCTATTCTGGATGAGTATGGGAATGTCCTCAATGAGGATGATCTGGGTATTACTGCAACGACAGTAGGATCAAGCTCGGGACCTTCCTTTTTAAAAGATAACGAAGCCAGGATACAGCAAGACCAGTCTATGTTAGCTATTATAGATGTTATGAATGATACACTGCTTGATGGAACTATGAGCTGGCAAGAAGTCATGGAAGAACTCAGCACTTCGCATACAGTAGAAGAGATACAGGCATGGAAGGAACATGAAGGATTTAACGCACTGGTGAGAAAAAATCTTGTTGTTGATCCTAACATATTTCATGCTGCATTAGATGCGCAGTTTAATTTACAAGCAGGCAGACAGGAAGAAGAAGCCACGGTAAATGCCGAAAAGGAAAAGAACGGGGAAACAAAGAAAGAGAACGGAGATAGAAGCCAACAGATAGCTGCAATCATGGCACTTGATCAGACCGAAAAAGGATATTCACGGTGGATGACAGAGGAGAGGGCACAAGCGGTACTTGACAGCGGAATCTCTCCAGACAGTGTTAACTTTAAACTGCTTGTGGAACACATACGCACCCAGAATCCTAATCTAGAACAAATAAAAAAATACGCTGATACGATAAATACCAGCACTGTTCTCGATGTGTCAGGTATAGGTAGTGAAACTGATGTAGGAATGATTTCACCAGATCAAGATACACCGTTTATACAGAAACAGCTACAGAAACCACCTACAGATCTTGACCTGCTGGAAGGAGCTGGTGCCGCAGATGCTCCATCCCTTACGGCAGATCTGAGAAAAGTCTTTTACACAGCGATGTATTCTATCCCGGGTGTTGGTAATGCTGATGTACAGGAGAGGCTGCCTCAAATGTATTACGATACGGTAAACCTCTTTTTCCTCTACGAACCGGATGCTTTTTTCCAGACACATGGCGTAACGATGGATCAGGCATTAACTGATAGGGCAAAGAAGGAAGGGACATCCGATAGGGATACAGCGGTTGCACAACTGGAACACTCCTATACTAATTTCCTTGTGAATAAATACCTGAAGGATCCACAGGCCTATAGGGGCGGTGAGAAACTCCGTGATGGTATAAGGGAGATCAACAGGCTCATGACAAAGAAGAGGCTGTATCCCAGCCTTACAGAGACAAACGTATGGGATGCTGAAGAACTGAAGAAACTACGGTGGATGGAATCCTATTTCATGGGAGATGACGATAACAAGGTCAAGCAGAATACCAGAGATAGACTTGTGAAACTGGCGTTGACCAACGGATCTGATGGATACTGGGCACAACAGCTTCATAATGAAACACAGAAACAGATGGATCATTTCAGAATAATGGGGTGGACGGAAGCAGAGATCTTCCGTCACTTTACTCAGGGATCACTCGAACTTCCAAAGGGATACGATCATCCAAGCGAAATAGGCAAAATGTATGGAGAATGGGAAGGGAAAACTACCGAGCAACAAATCCAAGAGCAGGAAGACCCAAGGACTCCTGTTACCCCAGACACGTATAAACAAGATGAAGAGGACACGATACCTGATTTTGAACGGATGCCTGATACATCAGGAATGGATCCAAGGGGTAGCTTTGGACCAATCATCGAGGATCAAACAGATGATTTTGAACGGATGCCTGATACATCAGGAATGAAACTAAAACCAAGAAAAAGAATACCACCAAGGGTACAAGATCCAGGTTATGATCCTTGGGATTAAATAACAACAGGAGGTTATGGTTATGGTAAATACATGGTCAGATTATGCGGGAGCAGAATTAGGTGCAGATCAAACAGTAACAGGGAGAAGGGCAAGACCTGACTGGCTACCTGATCTTGCAGCATACAGGACTCCGCAAGAAGAATGGCAGGCGTTTCAATCAACAATGGATCCGTTCTGGTCAACCAGGGCACCAATGGAAGATGTGGCTCAAAACTTGAGTGCCAGGTATTTAATGGGGGCACCGGAGATAGCAGCTACAGGTGCAACACCTACGTTCACTGATTATTTATCAGCGTATCCAGGGACAATGGCACGAGATGCAGCAGGGCAGGCAGCCGGAACGTATCCTACGTGGTATGCCGAGACACCCGAGGCACTAAGGGCTAGAGCCATAGCAGCGGCAACAGCGTCAACAACTCCTACAGGAACCTACCTTGAAGGAGCGATTCCAGGATCAGAAGAATTTAACAGGAGAGCGTGGCTTTCTTCACAATTCGGACAGGATGCACAAAACAGGACAGGCAATCTCAGACAGGTGGCTAACCTGATGGCATTGCAAAGGCCAGGTGGTGGAATGCATCAGGGCAATATGGCAAACGCTATACGGAACGCTATGGGAAACTTGTACCAACAGAGAATTAACCAAGGTCAGCCGAAAGAGTCATTCCTTGACTGGTATCTGGCACAGACAAGACCTTCAACAACCGCATAAGGAGTAACCTATGGCAACACAAAATGGAAACCAGGGCTTTGGCGGTAACTGGTGGCAACAGGTACTGAGCCAGTACGAACCTGCACAATATTACAGTTCCCCTACAGGGATGGCTTTCGGACAACAGGCACCTGCACAACAAAGGTATTTCCAGAACTCCTACCAGGATGTTCTGAAGGATTACTATGGTCAGGCGGGGACAGCTATGAGAGCAGGACAGGCTCCTACCAGCTTTATGGACTACCTTGAAACCAACCCGTGGACAGCACGGTATTCGCAATTACCCCAGACAGCAAGGGGTGTAACCGGTATGGCAACAAATCCTAGAACAAGGTTTTTATTTAACTACTGATGGGACGATATACAGAACAAGATATAGCCCGCATTGAAGCACTTAGGGCACGTAGGGAAGGAACGAAAGGCAGGAGATCTCGCAGGATTCCGGGTATCATGCCTTCCCATGTAGATCCTACAAAAGCATGGGATGCGTATGTTCAAGCTGGACAGGTTCTTGGAACCGGGCTTGGGACATTGTATGCTATGTCTCCCTTCTCTGCTCCCCACGATATCGCACGGAAGGTTGGCGACTTAGCAGGAGTAAAAGATCCTTATCCGTTTCAGCCTCCTGACTTAGGTCGATTACCAGAGGCAATATCAGCAGGTATAGAAACCTTTAAGGATCCTGATCAAGATTATATAGCCGCTATGAGGGCATATCAGGATGAACTGGACGCAGGATGGGGATACTGGGGAGCATCGGAACTTGCTGGAGCGGTCGCATTACCTGGTGGTCCATATGGAGCAGGAGCAAAAGTTGTATCAAAGGCTCCATCAATTGCCCAAGCAGCAATGAAGCTGGTACCTGGTACAGCAAAACCAGGATTACGAGCTGGAGCAGAACAGGCATTGACAACGGGTATAAAGGGAGTTGGGGAAACACTAAAACTTCCTTGGAGGGCAGAAGAAGCAGTAGGTAGGGCAGTGCTTGGAACTGGCAAAAAAGGATTCCAGTTCTTGACAGGGACAGGAAAGACTATGCCGCAAGTGACAAAGGCTCTACCAGAACAAGAGCTGGTTCCTACAACCCCGGTTGATGACATTCCTCCTCTTACATCAGCAGAGAGAAAGGCACAACAGGATCTTATCAATGATCTGGAAGCACAGGAACTATGGGGTACACCAACAACTCGACAAGGCCCAGAAGGTATACCAGTACGGCAGACCAGGGAAACAGCAACACCTCAAAGTCGTGCCAAGGCAGCGGAAGCTCAACAGTACGGACAAGGGGACGTAACTTTTGATGACAATATATCTGAGAAGATACAGCAAGAGTGGAGGCTAATATTGGCTGGGTTGAATCCTTTTAAGATATTTGACAGATCATCAACAACTGGGTATAGAACTCACCAACACATAATATTTGAAGCAAAAGCTAAGAAAGCTGGGTGGGTAGAAGGAGATCCATCAGAAGCAAACATGGCTATAGCGAATAAGTTTGCTGATGAGGCAGATGAAGCGTATAGGATTGAAATGAAACAAGAGCCTCCTGGGAAAATGCCACAAAAGTATTTTGAGAGTGATATAGATATAGCAGAGGGATCAACTATAGTACCCAGAAATGCTGAAGACATACAAAAAATATTTAATGATATGGAAAGGCAGATCAATGATATCAATTGGATTGCCAGAATTGGATCAACTGGTGATTTACTGCCGCAACTCACTACAATCTTGCGCAGGAATCTCAATATCAGAGAAGATTTCAAACCTGTGTTTGAAGATATTATTCCTAAATTATTCCGTAAAGAAGCCTTGACCCTGGATGAGGCAGGAATGTGGAATAGCTATAAAAAAGCCGTGGATGATATTCAGATTTTTGAGCCTGACGAATGGATGAAGATAATAAACCAATCATCTGGTCTGGGTGCAGACAATATACCAAACCAAGTAGGATTGTTAAGGAAAGATCAGATAAACCTACTGGAAGGTTGGGCAAGTGGAAGTAAGATTCCTAAATATACTTCTACTCCATTTAAGACACCAGGACCACAGGACGTAAGAATACCAGTTAGAACAAAAGGAACACGAAAAGGGAAAGAAGCACCGCAGTTTGATCCTACAACACCAGAAGGATTGAAAGCAGAAATAGCCCAGCTTAAAAAAGTAATTTTCGATGTCAAAAAAGCAAGAAGAGAGTTGTTAAAACTCGGACGTTCTGCTAATAGGAAACAAGTTAAAAAGTTTGATGAGGAGATTCTGGCTCGCCAACAGACGCTAGGGGAATACCAAAAATCATACCAAGAAATGCTGGCAAAAGCTAGGAAAGAAATTCCTCTATCCTCGGCATTTCATGCAGAGCAAGAAGCCTTCTTGAAACTCTACAAACAGGCTATTGATAGCCAAATAGAGGATATCAATAGTAGGTTAATTCCAGGAAGAAAAAGAATCCCGAAAATAGATCAACAGGAGGGTGGACCGAGATGGGTGGATGATCCTGTAGATCCTATAACAAGAGCAGACTTGAATGAGGCGGCAGCCGAAGGAATTGATCTGTACAATATTCACGCCAATGCGATGAAGCAGGCACAGAAAGAATACGACAAGTTAATAGACGAGCTAGCAAGCAAGCAAAGGACTGCATCAAGGAGAACACCGTTGGAAGACGGGGTACCGAATACTGATCCTATGGGTGGTATTCCCAGCCCGAAAATGAGTAGGATGAGCAGATACTGGAATGCTGTTGGAGATCATATTCCATTCTTCGGAGGCAAAGCCCCATTCATGCCGCAAAGAGATCCAACGAAGGGATTTAATCGATGGAGATATGAAGAATCAATCCACGGTGTACTACAAACATCGAAAAGGATCAGGGAGCAAAACAAAAATGTATATGAAAGTATGTCTAAAGACATTTTGGCGTGGGCTAGGTATCAGGCATCAAAGGTCTTCAAGCTGAACAAAAACGGTGAGATAAAAGTAGGAGAGCAATCTGCGAAGCCTGGGGTATATGTGATGGATGATGCGCTGGCTAACAGGGTAATCATCCAAAATAAAGAAGGCGAGCTTCTAACAATCCAACGTCCTGCTATACAGGATATTACAGATCACTTTGATGAATACCTTCCGTACCTTACGGATGAGCAGGAAACCTTTTTAAGAAGTCTAATGGATAGAATGGAAAAGGGTAATGTCAGACTTGATGGTGCTATTGAGACACCGGGATTTAACGTAGTGTTGAGGGAAGCTATCGGTATGCCTGAAGCAAGAACCCGCCCCGGTATCCAGCCCGGAAACGTATATGTGCCACGGGGATCAGTCATCAGTCAAAACGGAGAGCAGGTAGCTGTTCTCCAGGAGATGGATATTATCAGCAGGATCGATAAGAAGAGGCCCATATTGTCTGCGGAACAGGAAGCTAAACGTCCAGCTATGGGAGTTCTGAAACGAGCAGATAATAAAACATTTATGGAAAACCCCATGTATGAACCGTTATGGACTACCTTGGAGAAATACGTTAAGGGCGTAGGAGACAGAATGGCTGACACTGGGCTTGAAAGAACGGTAGAGGCCGCAATAATAAAAAGTCCTTTGGATATACCAGAAATCATACCAAAGGGAACAAGGCTATTTAAGCCAATGGGTCAAGCAAGTGAAAGGATACAGGCTGCACTCAAAGAGGAAGCAACGGGCCTAGAAACATACACACAGCCATATCTTCTCCAGAACCTACGGGATGTGCCTTTGGATACTGCATGGGGAAGGGCACTGAACCGTGAATTTGGAGCATCACATGACCTAGCACCGCATCGTCTGTGGCAAAAACTGAACAAGTTTGCACGGATTAGGGCTATAGTAGTGGTCAATAATCTGTACAGGGCACACAAATCAACAATGGACCTTTCTCCTATAGGAGTTCATGGACATATAGCAGCAGCAGTAGAGCCAAAGATATGGGCTGCTGCCTCTCACAAAGCCTTTAGTGCGCTGAGAAAAGGTGAGGGTGTATGGGATGAAATGATGAATGCCTACAATGTCATGGCAAAAGACTTAAATCTTCCTACATCTGATATATGGGCTAGGTTCGGGTTGCGTATTGGAGGTGGAGCAACTGAGTTTCAGATGCCATATATTGAACAACTGCGAAATGTAAAGTGGAAAGCCGGACAAGGAGCAGGGCAAGCACTCGGAACAGCCTACGAACACACCAATATAGCATTCGGTACGTTTGGAGATTACCTGAGACTGAATTGGGCACAACATTTGCTGGAAGCAGAACTGGCAAAAGGCAGAACCATAAAACAATTGATGGATGACGGTACGCTCAGACAAATAGCCGAGGCAACAAATAAGATGACAGGATGGTCAGACGCAACAATGGCTGAAGATCTTTTGAGCGGACTGATCTTTGCACAGCGGTATCTTAAATCCAAGGTACAAACCTATATAAGTGCATTGGAGGGAGCTGCAAGATATACTGCGGGTAAGGTAGGTGTTGGAAGCGGAGTGAGGAACAAGCAACAGGAAGTACATATGAGATCTATGG